AAATGATCGATAAAGAAAAGATCATTGAACAGATTAATTTATCGGAAGAGAAAGACCCTGATAACAATAGCTTACGAATAAATCCTAGCAAAGTAAGAATCAATGCAAACACTGAAATCGATGACAACTCTATTTCAGGAGAAAAAATAGCAAGTTTTAAAGCCGAAAGGATTGAAGGAGAATTTGTCGGAGATCAAATAGCCATCAGTTTTGATGAACAGTTCATCGAATCTAAGATTGATGATGAAAATAAAGTTAAATTTTCTGACGGAACAATTTCACTACATAACGCTGGGGAAATTGTTTCCAATTTGTCTACGGATCAAATAAGCAATCCGGTTATATTTGATGGCGATTTAGCAATACAAGCCATAAAAAATACGGATATAGTTTCGTTTGAGTATTTGGCAAATGGAAAGAGTGGATTGGGAGTATTGCTTTCTGAGGAATTCATGACAGACAGCTCTGTTTTAGATTTAGAAGGGAATGTGTCAGAGTCAAAACTAATATATTTACTTTTTTCAGCTATTAAAAGCTTGGAAAATAGAATTGAGTTACTTGAAGGAGCAGGTGAAGAATAAGTGGTTTATCAAAGACATTACTGGAAAGATTATGACGAAAGCAAAACAGAAACACATAACATTGAAAATGACGCCGTGGTAACAGCGGAAAAACTGAATGAAATAGAAAACGGGATAGTAGCTAACTATATCGAATTAGATATAAAAAAGAGTGACAAGACTTATGTGGACAGTATGCTATCTTCAATCGCTCAAGGCGGACCAAGGGAGTTGTTTTATTCTCTTACGGCATTGAAATCGAAGTATCCTAGTGGTGCAGATGGAACATACTTAGTTTTTGATAGTTCAACAACTGACGGCGCTCATTCTTATATGTGGGATACAGCTAATAGGACGTGGAAAGATTTAGGTACATACCAAGCCGCAGGAATAGCAGACGGGAGCATAACAAATCCTAAGCTTGGAGAAGCGGCAGTTGGTGGTTCAAAAATCGCTCCGGATGGAATCGTCAAAGGAAAGATTGCTACAGGAGTAATTGAAGAAAAATCGTATCGTCCAGCATCAATACCATTGTCTAAATTAAAAGACTTACGTCAAGATAGAATCAATCTATATGATTACTCAAAAAATGTTCTAGACGCTGCAATTAAACCAGATGGAACTGACTGGTATGATGCATCAACAGCTGGATATGCTAGGACAGATTATTTAGACGTTCGAGGGTTGTTAGCTGTCGAACTTAGAATACCAATAACAGAAGTATTGTCAGCCTCAGTAACATCATCCATTATTTTCTTTTATGCAGAACCGGGAGAAGAATCAATTGCGTCTGAAGTAAGGCCTAAAATGTTCACAGTTGAAAATAAATACAATGCATATCGGTTTAGTGTTCCTAATAGCGCCAATTTCATGAGGTTTAGAGTGAAATTAACTAATTTTTGGGATTATAATAATGATAAACTTGAAATTGTTGGAGTCACAAAATATGGATCACGTGATCTTATGCCCAATAACGAGATATTGAAAAACACAAATTTAAATGAGTATTTCTTGAAATCAACTGACATATTTATTTCTGAAAATCTTTATGATTATACAAAATCAGAAAAGGGTGGATTAGAGTTAAACGGCTCTGAGTCTACACTGACAGGTTATTCTAGATCGCATTTTATCCCACTTAATAGAGGGGAGGACGCAGAAGGACTGAGTTTCGAGTGGACAAGGACAGGTTTAACAAACGCCAATCTAGAATACTCATTTTTATATAAAACGGGCATCGGCGATCAGACAAGCGCTGATACTATAAAATTATCAGACGTAGAAAATTATGTTGAAAATGGCAGAATTCAATTCAAAGTGCCTGCGGGCGGGTATCGTTATGCAAGGATTGTCGATAAAAACCCAAACACAACAGAAGAAGTTGCCAAAAAACAGGTATTCAAACGATTGCTTGACAACGAAAACGATGTTGTAATCAAGGGGAAAAAATTAAGCGATATTTTTATACGTAAAGATGAAATAGACAATACAGATGAGTTCAAAAAAAATCTAATGCAGATTTTTACAAAATATACGGCGATTGGGGATAGCTTAACTGCAGGTTTTGTGGATATAAATGGAACCAATATAAATTCGGCAACCGCTGTACAGACCAAAAATAATTGGCCTGGCTATTTATCATTACGGACAGGACGAGCATTTAAAAATATAGCAATTGGCGGATCTACTGCAAGAGATTGGAGAAATAATCATGTTCCGACTGCTGATATCGAGACGGACTGTTATATCGTCAGAATTGGCGTAAACGATAGGCGTCAGTCATTGCCTATCGGAAGTATCAGTGATATTCAAGATGATTTTGCAACGAATGCAGATAGTTTCTACGGGAATTATGATTACCTCTTGCGACAAATTATGATGTATAATCCAACAGCTAAAATATTTGTATTTACATTACCAGCGTATGAAGGTGCTACATCAGTTCCTTATAATACAGCAATCAAAAGTATCGCTAATTTATACGAGGATGTACATTGTATAGATATTTATACAATGTACTATGAGGAGTACACAACCGGGCTGATTTCTCACAATTTTATCGGGGGACATTTGTCACCACTTGCTTATAACTATGAGAGTACGTTGATTGAAAAAGCGATTTGTGGGTATATGTATGAGAATTATATGGAATTTTTGGTATCACCGTATGCATAGATCAAGGAGTGAAAAATGAAAACATATCAGATTTGGCGGACAATCATCATCGGTTGTCTGCTTTTTTGGCTAGTCGTGTTGTGGATTATATTTTAGGAAAGCAGGTGGCATATGTTAAACGTAGGAGAGTTAGCAACTTGGGCGGGTTGGATCATGACGATTGTCGGGATGCTGGCATTTGTAATCAAACCAGTCATGTCCAATTTTACAAAAATTGCAGATAATCTAACCAAACTAGCTCATAATCTTGATTTATTAACCAGAGATTTAGAAGCAAGTAAATCTGATCGTGTTGCAATTCATGATGAATTAAAGAGACATGACGAGCGCTTGGATAAGCATAACGATCGATTGATTGAGCATGGAGAACAATTAAAATCTTTATGGAAAGAAAGAGGGAAGTAACATGAAATTAACTAATAAACAGTATGATTTAGCTAAAAAAGTTTTAACCGTTGGCGTGCCGGGTGTCACGGCATTTATAGTAACTCTAGGTGGGTTATATGGATTCTCAACAGAAATCATTGTTGGAACGATCACGGCTGCTGCAACTTTAGCTGGTGTGTTCTTGAATATCGCTAGCAGCCAATATCAAGATGAACAAAAACCAGATCATGGTGATGGACAGGAGTTTACCGACAAGAGGGAGTAGCTAATCGGCTGCTCTTTTTATATACCGAAAATTGGAGGGATAAACATGAGAAACAAAGCAAAATTTATTGAAGACTTTGAAGCAGTAGCAAAACCAGAAATCGTTGAAGTTGTGGATCCAGTACAAGATGCCGCACACACAATGAATCAATTAGGCGAATCAGAATATAACCTTGCTGGCAATTTCACAAAAGACGGTCAGGACAAAACCTTCAAATTTGAAGTGAAGAAGCGTGAAAAAACTGATTCAACAGATGAAATTGACGACTACTTCTACATTGGAAAAGGGGAATAACCATGGTCAAATATAACAACTCAACCTCACATAGAGGGCATAATGCGATCGTTCCTGGGGCTAGCGGATGCGGCTTGAAAGAACATGAAGTAGCACAAAAGATTCATGACAAATTTCGTGCAGTTACCAAGGCGGTTGATGCTACTGATAATGTCGGGAAGACCGCTAACGACAATCTCTACAATATCGTTCGGAAAATGAATGCAGTAGGAAAGTCTTTCCACGTTAGCCACCATTTGAACGCATTTAATGGTACAGCAAATGGATTTGAAGTCTGGTACTATGCCGGTAACGAAGAAGCTCGCAAGTTAGCGCAAGCTATCTGTGATGCAGTATGTGCCGTTACTGGATGGGTCAATCGCGGAGCAAAAGCTACAACATCACTGTATGTCATCCGGGCGTCAACTGGCGCTGCAGTATTGATTGAATGGGGCTTTGTCGATAGTCAAAAAGATATGGACATCATGGCCAAGAAAATGGATGCTGCAGTCAATGCTGCATTGGAAGTGTTCGGATATTCCGCAAATTCATCTAGCAACAACAATACATCCACAAGCAAGCCAGCTGCTTCAACAAGTTTTAAAGTGGGAGACAAGGTGAAAATCATTGATGCGCTATACAAGGATAGTACAGGCGCTGGTCGGTCGACTGCTAGTCGTGGTAAAACTGGCACAATTAAGCGAGTTGTGAGTGGCAACAAACCATATTTGATTGACAGCCTAGGTTGGGCCCACAAGAACGATATCCAACTGGCTACCAGCTCAACTACAACCGCTACTAATACTAAAAAAGCAGGCGATACAGTTACAGTGCAAAATCATGCCACTCAATACCAGACCGGGCAAAATATCCCATCTTGGGTTAAAGGTAATAAATATAAGATCAAACAGATTAAATCTGTCAATCAATCTAAATCTAAAAAAGCATATTTGCTGGACGGAATCAATTCGTGGTTCTTGGAACAAGATGTCAAGTAACACAAACACCCCTTACTCGTTTGAGTAGGGGGCTATTTATGTGCTCATGATAGTTGTAGTTAATAAAAGATAAATAAAATAGATAAATTTTGTTGAAGTTAAATTGTTAAATTATTCAACAACATTAAGCGTAAGTATTGATTAAGCAAATTTGGAATGATATATTTATCTCATAGATGGCGACGACATTTGGCACATCATTTTGCATTTCTTTTTAGTACATTAAGATATAAGGTTGTATCTTATAATTTAGAAAGGTATGTGCATGAGATTTTTGAGCGCGAAAGAAGCAATGTATTTTAACAAAAATTAATATAGCATTTTTGGTGAAAATATTTAATGCAAAAAGGTTTCGAAAGAAAGAGAACAAAAGTTAAACATTACTTTTTACAGGTTTAGTCAAGCAAAAAATTTGTACGGGAAAACTAGAATGACAAAAATAATGGGAAATAATTAATATGAGCGATATAGAATATTCAATTAGTCCTGTTAATTCGTTGATTGGAAATTTGTAAATAATGAATCTTATTTTTAGGTGTTATCATTGTGGGAAAAAAAATATTGTAGATAAGTTTTGTGAAGAAAATGATTTTATGCCGTTAAGTAGTCATCCGTATGATAACTATTGGGCGGGTCCTGGTATGTATTTATGGGATAACTTATCAAACGCTAAGTGGTGGTATGATGGGAAATCTGATAAAGTTAATAGAAAAATATGTAAATGTATGTTGCATATTGATGAAGAAAAACTATTAGACATTACTGATTATTCAATTGCAGAATCAATGCAGCAACTGATAGGGTTATTAGAAAATAGCGAGCAAATTAAAGCTACTGATGAAATAGGTATCAAGGTTTCTTTTATTGCTGAACGTTTCGGATTGCAAGTCGTCAAATTATTTGGTAATTATCCCAAAGCTAAACAGAGCGAATTCTTTAACAATCCCAATAGAAACAAACCTCATGCAGCTATTAACTCAAGGGTTATTTATTGTGTAAAACAAGGAAATCATAATTTATTAAAAAATAGAGAGATAGAAAATGGTGATTAATATGAGTATATTGGAAAAATTGAATAATTTGATCAATACACTTGAGTCTTCTCCGTCAGAATTACAAAAGTTTGTTGCTGAATATGAAGATTATAGGAATAAAGTAATTTTTAATGAGATTAAAAACAATAAAGAAATTTTTATCTCACCTCCCGAATTTTCGTTTGTAAGTGATGAAGAAGTAGACCGTGTGATTATGTTTGATCGGGAAACAAAATTAAGCAATAAGAATGCAATGGTAAACAAAATAAATTTTAATAGTTTATCAGATATAGAGGTGTCAAATAATTTTAATAAATTGTCATTGGCATCTTAGGTTAAGGGAGATAGTATGAGTAAGGGACCAGTTATTTATTTAGAAGGATATCGTATAAACAAAATTAAATACGAAGCTGATGAAGAGGCTAAAGACATTGTTAGTTCGGCAGAACCTAATTTTACGTTCGAATTTGGATTTACAGAAGACTACAAAAAAGCTCTGCTAACTGTTGATGTTGAATTATTTGATACTCAAAGATCTAGATTTATTCAAGTTAGCATATCTGGTAATTTTAATATACCAGAGTCGGAATTCACTAGTGAAGAGATTCAATTGTTTGTAGCTCAGAATGGTAGTGCTATACTATTTCCGTATTTAAGAGCGACAGTATCTATGATTACAACTTTAGATGGCCCATCAGCAGTCGTTCTCCCTACTTTAAACATGATTGATGAGATTACTAAGACAATGCCAAATGAAACGACTAAAGACCCTAGCGAAAGCTAAGGTCTTTTTGTTATTGTTTCCATTCACCTGTTCTTAAGTCTATTAGTTCTTCCAATTTAAGAACAGATTTAAAATTTTCATTGTATTCATTATTTCTTGTTTGCTCGTCGAGCTTAAATGATAAATTGTAATAATCACCATTTTTCTTTTTTGGTATTAAATTATTTTCTATCAAGAAATTTATTATTTTTTTGTGTCGATCTAGATCGTCGATTTCAAGAAAAAAGCATGCAACTCCATTACCCTCTTTGCGTGGCATACTACTTAATTTTGCAGTGCTAACAATTTCTTCAACAACACTTTTTTCGCAATATGATCTAATTACGTCTCGCGCATCAAAAAAGTCAAAGAAAATCATCCATTTTCCTGTTTTTAATCTATCCATATTTTCTCCGGAAGTGAAATATTCCCAATTAGCTAAAACTACGTTCTCGATTTTCATGTATTAGCCTCCTTTTAGTAAGTTTAGCATTTTTAGAAAACGATTACAATATTGTGAAAGGGAGCCATCACAATATTGTAATCGTATAAGAATAAATCAGAATTTATTTCTCTTAAATTTTTAAGCCGAAAATTATTTCATATCGTAACACAGTGTATTCATTAGAACAGGATGTGTTTTTGTGAAAAAAATAATTTTAACTAGATATTCCGGCATTTTACTTGCACAAAGTAAGCAAGTGCTATAAACTTTAAGTGCAACATGAACAAAAAAGAAGAATGCTAGGATAAGATGAATTTTTGGGGAAGCCATCTTATCATGTCTAGCACTCTTCTTTTTTTATTTTATCATCATTCTTTTTTAATAGATATTATTATTTGAAATTTTTTAACAACAGGTGTAATATTCTAATTAAGCAAGAATTACCCTTTTATTCCTAAACCACTTTAACGCCACTTCCTTTTTGGGAGTGGTTATTTTATTTGTCCATCAGGCAGGTATTCTAACTCCG